ACGCAGGGGTGGGGGTGTGTTTTTGATGACCCCCCCTCTACCCTCTAAAAACAAAATGATCCGAAGGGAGGGACGAAATAAAATGAAATACAAACATAATTCGCCTTCTTTCGTTAATAAAGTGCTGATTATTGTCGCTAATTCATAGAATGAACGTATAGTTTTCACAGCGAAACGGTTTTAAGCTCAATCAAAGGAGTTAGAGGTTGCGAAAAGCTTTTGAATTGAACAAAGAACAACGAACTGAACTTAGTTTGAACAAGAATGAATGTGAATTAGCAAAAGAGAAAGCAATTGAGCTTGTTAATCATCAATTGCAACTAAAGAACTGCTAAACAGTAACTGAAACTGCGTTAAACACACAAGAACTACGAACTGTTGTGTTAGTAACTAAGCACAATCACACAATGAACATGCAACACAACAAGAACTGTTCATACAATACAGTTAGTACAGTCAACTATGTATAACTAGTAGTAACAAGAGCGCTATAGAAAGGGCCTTGCAATAGAGGCTCTCTGTAGAAGGTGCCTAAATAGAGGCCTATTTTTTAGCAAAACGGGCATTCTAAAAAGTAAACCCTGTGTAAGGGTTGATTGCGCTCTTATTTTTTCCTATATAGGGATAGTAATGCATATTTTTAGTGCGTCCCTAGATGCACGGGGCTAATGATGCTCTTAATGGGGCATCAAGCACTTAATCCATAGTGAACAGGTTTATTTTTGTATGGGGCACCAGAACAACAAATTCCAATGCCCCTGAAAAGGAGGTGAACATGAACATCTATGGATTTTTAGGAACCGACGGGGTGCCTAAATAGATGGGGGGGAGGGATGCTACTCTACTACGGGGTAGTCGTCAGTATCAACTACTCTACTCACTTTTTTGTAGCTAACTCCTTCAACATTAGTAAGATTGAAGAAGCAGATGTCGTCTATTGCCATTTCAAGGGTGCGCTGTAAAACAAGAGGGGGTGCATCAGAAGGAAGGGAACGCACTCCTAAATCTCTAGCCACATACCCAGATGTACAATAACCATGGGTCTCATCATATCTGTACCAGTCATCGTATTGCGTAAAGGGATCAAAGGGGTTATCTGTGGTAGTAACCCAATACTCAGTTATTTTCATGAGTTGATCTCCTTTCCTACAGCTGAGGCTGATACACCAAGGAACTCTCCTATTTCATCAAGGGTATATCCTGCCTTAGCCAAGCTCTTGGCCTTGCTAACTTTAGCAGCTGACATAACCTTGCTCTCTTTAGGAGTGGATCTTGCCTTGTAATCTTTTTCGTCTGCATTATTAAGAAGTTTTACTAATTTTGTATGAGGAATGGCTCCCTTCTGAATAGCCTCCCATTCTCTATCAGTAAAGGTGACTCTGGTTTTTCCAGCGCCGGTCTTCTCTCTTGCAGGAGTGATAGCTTTTGAAGTCCATTTTCTAATGTCAGCTTTAGTAGGTTCTGTTCCGCTATTTCTAGCGTTCTCTATTTTTGTCTGAACCTCTGCATTAGCTATGATCTGAGCCTGTCTCTCACGAGGCGCATTCTTGAGTGCTGTATTTAATTTTCTGTCAAGTGAAGCAACCTCTTCTGCATATTCTTTAGCAGCATCTCGTTTGAACTCTAAGTTGCCAGTATGAACTTTCTCATATCTAGCTTTGTTTGCTAATTCCTTACACTGATTAGCATAGTCAGCATAGATATTTTCGATACGAGTATTCTTCTTGGAGATAAGTGTTCTAGCATCCTCAGTTTCCATCATCTGTGTTGATTTCTGCTGACGATAATGCTCATTTCCTTCTTTATCAGTCCAAGGCTTTGCCTCTTTCCATATCTTCTTACCGGTCTTTTTGTCAATTTCGTATTCCTGATTGGTCATACGCCTATTTACATAAACCGGATTCTTAGCTCTGGAAATTAGGGTTTGAGCGCCGCCTCTACCATCTTCGGTTTTCGGCTGATATTTTGCCTTAAGCTCGGCAATACCATTTACTTTCTCAGAAAGACGCCAATCAAGTTTATGCTTTTCTGCATCAATAACACAGTTACTGTGACGAGTAGCTCTAGCCAATTCGGCCGGAGACGCTCCTTGCAAAGTCATATCCGTAATCAGGTTAGAAATCTTACCCATTTCCATCTGTGTCTGAGCATGAGTCATAACCTTCATTCCCTTATAACCGGGATAGGCTTCTTTGGCATCAAATCCTTTAAGACCTTCAAGAGGAGGATCGATCTTAATATCACGTTTGCCATTAGCCTTGGCGTTATTAGGAATAACAAGAACTGTGTCGCCGTCAAAGTCAGCTCCTGACAATCTTTCTGCGACCTTACTGTTAATTCCTACAGCGTCTCTAGCTAAAGGAGTGATTACTCTTTTTCCTTCAGCGTTACGGTTATTCACTGTAAGCTGAGGAATCTGGTATCGTCCTTCGTGAGGATAGCGAATGCAGACAACAGTCTCGCCATCTTTGAACTGAGGCGCATATATTTCGTTATCCTTGAGAGAAGGCATAGGAATAATTACATTCCAAGCCTGTCTAGGCATAGCAGCGCCCTTAAGATGCACAGCTGCAGAATCGCATTCGTCTGCGAAAGACTGAAGCATTTTCTGCTTAACTGCCGGATTAGTAAGCTTGCAAATATCATCGAATTGCTGCTTTCTGTAATCCATGTCAATTCCGAGCTGTCTCTTAGCAAGTTCCGGTGTCTGTTTGGACAGCATCTGAGAAGCAAGTGTTCTGCTCTGTTTAGCCCAATCCCCAGACTCCTTAACGATATTTACAAGTCCCTGATGCTCTTTCCCATCAGCGTCTGTCCAATCGTTCTGCCGAACAATAGTTGCGCCAAATACTTGGACACCTTCGCCCTTCTTCATAGGTTTAAGAACGCTCTTACCATCTGGATCAGGATTGGCTATGGGCGTTCCAACATGCTTATTTGTGTTGAAACGAACATCAACACCGTCAGGAAGATCGTCTGCATAAACGGCCATTCCTTTAAGATAATGAGTTCCATCAACGGCGATACGGACCTGGGCATAGTTGTTGTTGCCTAATGAAATATCATCTACGCCACGCCTAAGCTCAATAAGTCCGTCCTTTTCAAGACCGCCCTGCTCAGCATAAACAACGGCCAGCCTATCCATTGATAAACTGACCGGAGAATGCATTTCTTTAACATGCTTCTTATCACCGTCACCAACAACACACAAATCATCGATTGTCTTGATGTCGTTTAGGTGATCGTAAATATAACCTTTCGGTGTGTCTTTCTTAGAAAGAACCAAAAGCGATGTCTCGTAACCAGTGCCTGCCTGTTCAACCTTGGGATGGCTGAGAACGTACCCTTCATCCTGAAGGTTCTTAACCATCTGTTTCAGCTTAGTGTTAGAAACGCCCAAATACTGTTCAACACCAGAACCGACATCAATATGTCCTTTTTTCTCAATCTGATCTCTAAGGATCTGCATCGTTGCCTGATCTTCGGCGAGTTTCTTCTCAACATGGTCCTTAAGAAGCGCTCTAGCCTGAGAAGCAGGAATACCAGTTTTCTCCTCAATGGCTCTGAATGACATCTGATAAGGAGGCTCTCTAAGCTTCATTACCGTGGCTCTGTCTTCAGCGATCTTCTGATTCTTGGCAACGGACTGCTTACGTCTGAAATCAGACTGAGACAAACCGAAGAAGTCAGCGATCTCCTTGTCGCTAAGACCTTTTTCTCTGAGCTTCTGTGTCTCCTCATAACTCCAAGCCTTCATGGGAACATGCTGGTTAGGATTCTTACCAGATCCTAATGGATACCTACCTGAGCCACGTCCAGGAGCTCCATCTTCTACAGATCTGCCAACGTGTTCAAGAAAGAGATCTTCATCGGCTATGCCAAAATATAATTTATCCATTGTCTTCTTCCTCCCGGAGTAACAGCAGTTCGTTGAAACGTACAATCTGATTCATGATCTGTTCAATTCGATCGGGTTCAGGAACCGTTTCTGTGAAATCGTCGAATTGATAGATCCTTAAGCGATGCTCAATATCATGAGGATCGATGTGATACTCAAGACAGAACAGCGCGTCATAAATCATAAGCTGTTCTACTTTCCCGGGAATGCCGCCGGTTTTAAGATCGTGAATGCGTAAAATATCATATTCGAAACTAATAGCATCTGTAGTTCCGAAGAAGTACTTTGAGTAGAACAGAACCTTCTCAGGTTTCATTCTGAATCTCAAAGCGTCGTTCACATAAAGAGACAAAGTTGTTTCAGGAACATCAGGTAATTCCTGGTCAAGCTCGATACAGTCCTGTGCAAACTTATGCAGACGTGTACCTCGTTCTTTGGCTTTAACTAATTCGCAATATGAGAAGAGATGCTCTTCATCATAGTTAAGCCATGAAGGACGTGATGCAGCGAACAAAGCGTGCTGCCCTTCATACCTTGAATGATCGTTCCATATCATCTAGTACCTCCTTAGCGTTCTCTGGAAATATAATCTTCGCGTAAGACATCTTGTTAAACAGATCGACATAGTATTCCTGATTCGGTCTGACACTGGCATTGCGAGATCTCTTTCCTTCGAGAGCAGCCCACTTATCCTTGTAGAGAACAAGGAGGTCTGGAGCACCCTGAACTTCGGTAGGATCTAGATGAAAAACAAAAGACCCTGGAAATCTGGTCTTAATCTCTTTTATGAGTTTTGTCTTAAACTTGTTTTCAAGCATGGCAACCTCCATAAAAAGAAAAAGAGAAAGAAATAAAGTAATGAACTTCCTTCGGCCAGCACATTTGTGTACCGAACACCGTTCATCCATCGTATATTTCTCTCTCCTCCATACCAGTGATTGTAGATCTTGCGCGCTAAAAATTTTTAAAGTATCGTTTTTCGTTAAATTCTTTCTTCTGCTTGAGCGATCTGTGAATAGCATTATCGATTCCGGACTTGGATCTAACGTGGTAGTAGTACAAATCCGAGAAAGGCGTATTCATTCGATCGATCCTGCCAGCAGCTTGAATGGTTGACTTGTAAGAATAGTTCTGTGAGTAAAATATAATTGTGTTAGTCTCTATACAATTCCATCCACTATCGCCAGCTGCGTACTGCAGAATGTAAACCCATTTACTCGTAGATGGTATTGGCTCATGCTTAATGCCGTCCCAACGAGCTACTGGAATATCATGTTGCTTGCACCAGGCAATCAAGAGCTCAGCTTCGTAAGTGAAGTTAAAAAACACGATCACTTTCTGATGCTGCTCAATGATTTCGCCAACTAGAGTTAGCCTTCGATAGTCAGAATTACATATTCGCCTAAGCGTGTAGCATAATTCGCTTGCATTTACAATTGGCTGGTCAGTAAACGGATTCCATCTTCTGCGCATAATGTCCTTATACAGTGCATTCGGATAAGGAGCTATAACATCTGTGTGATGGTATTCAATGTTTCTGTCAAAGTCCATGGGAACTAAGACCTTCTCTCTGAGAAAATATAATTTCTTTGTGTTGACATATCGATCGATGACTTGGTATTTGACGTAAGGCTTAAATATCGCATGCTGCCTTAAGAAGTCTGTCCTATTGCGATAGAAACCATTAGCTATAAACACTGGACAGTAATCCAGGAAGTTGTCACCTGGAGTGGCACTTAACAGAATCCATCTGTTTCTTTTAGCTATTGTGAGAAACGCTTTAACCCAAGCACCCTTGCCAACGACTCGCTGTTCGTCAAAAATAAAGAAAGCCCCAACAGCATCTGTATACTTCTTGATGTTGTTCCAGCTATCGATTACAAGCCCATGGCCTTCCTCTAATCCAAATATCGCGCATTCTAACGGCCACTCTTTCTTGTCTCGCTTGGTTGCTGTTGTAATGATATAGAGGTCCCTTGGCTTGGCCATCTTCATGGTCTCCAAAGAACCTCCACAAACCTTGACAAAATAATAGGCAAGAGCCGTTACACTCTTGCCCGATCCAACACTGCCGT